ACCGTTAGCCCAATCAATGGTAATCTCTGTGCCGACTTCACCATTCATGACTGCGGTATATTCTAGGGATCCAAACAAACCTTCCCATGCGTCAGCGAATGACGAACCTCCTTGTTGTTTCTCTTTGATATAGTGTTCGGTCATCACAGGACGCAACTGTCCAACAATAGTTTCTGGTCCCATATTAAGTGCGCGAATGGCACTTGGATATAGTGAGTTAATGTCAATAGCACCAATGTAGTCATGCATGCCTGCTTTAGGAGTCGCTACATAAGCACCTGCGGCCTGTGTATCAAATTGCTCATCACGGTTACGATTTGGTACAACCATGTTCAGTTGATGTGCTTCGTTGATAATAGCCTGTTCAGTAACAGCCACAGCACCCATAGTTGTTTGTAGTAGCACAGTGTTGTCGTGCGCCAACTCATTGGCTAGATCTAAGAAGCGTAGTTTCTTGTCTAATTTTGCTAACAAGGCAGTATCTTGACGGTTATATTCGATAAACTTAGGAAAGTCTTTGTTATACAGTTGATCTAAGGTGCCTTCATACTGCGTTTTACTTTCACCTAGTTCATATTCTGAAATAGCATCTAGGCTATAACTATGACGTTCTTCATAGGTATATTTACGATATAGTTGCATATAGTCCATATGCACACGACCAATAAGGTCAAAGGTCAAGTTGCTGGCACCAAAGCGTTCAAACTCACGTTGCTTAGGGAATTGACCCCATAAACAGAAACGACGTGTGTCGTCTTTGCTCAGCACACGATTAGTCCGCTGTACCATATATGGAATATCGAAACCTTCTGAGTTCCAACCACTCAAGATGTCTGCATCATCGATCAAGTCCAAGAACGTTTTAAGCAGGTCCTCTTCACGTTCCATCAAGAAACAGTTATCATACTGCTTGGCTATCTCTTCTGCTGTTTCCCAGCTCATGCTCTTAGGGGGGATCACCATAGTAACTAATTTATCTAGCCAATCTAGATATACTGATACCGCGGTGATTGGATTAAACGGATCTTCTGGGCGACTGAAACCTCTGACTGGGTCAAAGTCTACCTCAATGTCGAAGAATGCTGTTTGTAATTTGGGTGATTTCTGTCCTAGATAGTTTTCTTCTAGACAGCGGAACACGGGATTGATATCACTTTCCCATATACGCTTACCACTATTGATTTTCAGTTCCTTATGGAACTCTTTGCCTATGCGTGTTGAGAATCTCGATACTGGTGTATCATAGATAGTGCGGAACTTACCGCGAGGGTCATCATAATAGAAAGTATAGTTAGCCGGGAACTCTCGATACTCTCTTTGTCCATTTACACGCTCAACGATATAAATGCGATCTTTTGTTCTGTCGAACAATGCGTCTACGTAACTCATCTTTTTTCCTTTTTTGTGCGACTTCTAGCTCACACACACTCTGCATGCCCAATGTGGGCGGTGTTCTTTTAATTATACAGCAATCTGCCATAACCCACAAGATCAACTAAGAAAATAGTTAAACTGGTCATGAACAAACCAAAACTTCCTCTGCTTAATGCTGAAAACATACTGATAGCTAAACAGCAAAAAAATAAAGGATATACAATCAAGAATGGCACATCAGGCACAGTGGCAGCAAATGTTACTACTACTATGATGTTCAGAAACCAATTGAAGACTTCTAAACATAATCTAACGGGATGGCTATGCCAATCTCTTTTTACAAAATCAACAGTCTTATGCCAGTCAATCAAACCGTGCGACCAACTGTCTCTAAGATGTCTGTTAAAGTTTCGTGATCAGCATTGGTTTCTGTTAGTTTAGATTTTTGAGCGATCTTGATAGCTTTCTTTAAGATAGCTGGTTTGATTTCTAATTCTTCTGCTACTGCTTTAACAGTATCATTCAACCCTGCTGATAAATCTTCTACTTCTTGTAATACTGCAATACCCTCGTTGATTAACTGCGTTAGTTTGGCTTTTTGTTCACCCGAAAACATTTTTGACATGTCAATTTTCCTTGATTTAAAATTATATTATACTTGAAGTATTTAACCGTGTCTACGGTGTTTGGTTAATTTATTCTGCATTTACGCAATATACGGGTAGCAGTTTGGAATTCTAGTGCTAGATCATCGTATAGATCTTCTGGTGGACGTTCAGCGTAGGCGCGACTGATATAGGCCATCTGCCCCATGTCGCTGTAGTAGACTTCGGTAGGCCAACGATACTTGCCCCATTCCATGCTGTTGATCAGTAGGCATTCATCACCTACATTTTTGAGTAGTTCTTTTTTGGCTTTTATAGGTAGATTCACGCTGGTTAATAGTTTAACACCCACAGGCACTGTATTGACCTGAGGTTTGTCTAGGTAGTGTGCAAATAAATGCACTATGTAGGCTTCTAGATTTTCTGACAGATTTACTGTAAGTTCGCATTCTGCCCTGCGAACTAGTTCATAGGATTCTCTAACGTAGATATCCCAATTAGACATTTTATGCGCCTGTGTCTGCGTCTGCTAATGCTTGTGCTAGCTGTAATCCTACGATCGGATCTTCGGCTTCTACGGTATATTCTTTACCATTGATAACGAAAGTCATGCTCATTGTTGCCATGTTATTCTCCTTTTACCACTTACGACATGACCAATAACGGGCTTTGGTTCTTGGTCCTGGATTTGCGCAGTTATGACGGGCACGGAATGATTTTCTGCGTTTTGGATTAGATTTCTTGATACGCATGTTAGGATCACCAAAGTTTACTTTTTTGATGTTGCCTGTGCTAGGATCCTTAACATAAACCTTAAACTTCTTAACATCACCACGCATAGGCTTACCAAGAGGTACTTTGCGACCGTGATACTCTGCTTCATCCAATTGTTCATCTTCGTTATACCACATTTCACCATAGGCTTCGTAGAACTCATCGCCTTCGTAGGTTTCTTCAATAGGCACACAGTTGTTGACGCGAACGCCACCTTTAACTTTGGTGCCTTGTTTCTTATAACCTTTCCAGCACTTAGGATCTAAGCGTTGGCTAGTTGCTTTGGCTTCTGATAAGATTTCATTAATTTTCATTTTTGTTTTCCTGATTTCATATTAGCACACCAATGTGCCATGCGTTGACGTTCACCGCTCGAATGACTAGCGATGTCTCTTAATTTAGTTACTGACTGTTTACAATCCACACCACTGCGTTTAGCTAGACCCTTACGTCCTGGTTTCTTACCATCTGCAAAATTTTCATCTAATACCCAAGTATCGGGTATTTCACCATAGCGTTCAGTCCATAGGTCGTGTAACTTTTGTCCACTGATGTTATAAGTGTGTGCTATGCGTGTCATGATTTTATCGATCTTATCATATGCTGATTTAGCACTAGCATTCTTTAATTCTGTTTTACGTTTAGTTAATGCGGCTTTTAATTCAGGAACGGCATTCTTGACATTACAGTGCTTGCCTTCTTCGATGCTTCGTAAATTTTCTTCAAGTTGAACTGGTGATAGTGTGCAGACTTCTTTTTTAATATCAATCTTCGCTGTAGGAAATTTTTGTAAGATCATTTTCGCTTGATATTCTGCTTCTCTATCTGTAGGATATGTAGAGACTGGTTTATTATTTAGATAGATGATATATTTTTCTTGATTTTCGTCTAGTTGCTCTGTAATAGGTCCACCTTCTATCCAAGCATCACAGGTGCGTTTGCTTGCACATTTGAATTTAAGGAATTTACAGTAGCCTAGTTGCCCAGCATCTACTGAGTCCATAGCACTAGATCCTGGTTCGCTACCTATACCTTTGGCTATACAGGCCTGCATGTCTTTAGACATGTCAAATGCTCCGCAGTTACCACAACGGTTCTGTTTGACTGACTCTATATCTTTAGTATTCCATTTGTCTGCTAGTTCTTGCCAATATTCATCATTGGGCAGATTAGGATTAAGAGGACCATAGTGATATTCATCTATGGCTTTTTGACGATTTTTTAAATTTAAACTGATATCTTGTGTAGCTGGTGGACAACCTTCTACTGCTTCACTTACACTTGAGCTTTTAGTTTTCTTGCCAGCTTTGCGTGCCTTGCGTCCTGCACAGTGGGCTTTTTGACTAAATCCTTTAGGGTTATTACAGTTGATGCTTTTCTTGTATTTCTTAGTCCAAGATTCCGGTAATATGATAGGTTTTAGCTTCATATACTGCGGAAATTGTTTATTAAATTCACGCATGATCACACCAGCTTGGGCATTAGCTTGATCTTCTACAGGAGAACCTGTATGCCAACTGGATGAATCTAATTTACCGTGTTCACCTTGTGCATAGTGTGTTAGTTCATGTGCTAGAGTGCGTAGGACATCATTAGGATGGCGATTTTCGATATCTACATGCACTATGCGATCATCGTTGCTGAATTTACCAAACGACGGCACGTGTTCAGTGTCTACATCACGCAGTAGCTTGATCTTAGGTAGATTCTCTAGTTTAAGATGTTTAACAGCTAAAGGTAAGAAGTCACGCAGTGCATCGATTAACGTGGGCTCTGGTGGTCCTTCAATTTCTTCAAATAAGTCTAATGCTAACATAAGAGTATTTATCTAAACCCCAACTACGTTGATCTTTAGCCATTCTTCAGGAACGTCAAAAAATTCATTTGAAAAATATGTGCGGAGTTTGCTGATAGCCTGTTCTTTGTTTGTAGCCCATACACGGCGCACTGGCATGTGTGTAAAGTTTGTGCGTTGGCGATATATCTCTTGTGGACTAATAAACTGTTCTTGCCCTTCCTCACCTCTATTAGGATTTAATGCATGTTGAGCAATAGTAAATTCATATTTCAAAGCACCTTCATCTGGCACAGCATCTACTATTTCAGCTGGTAATTCTGGGTTTACATACTGCCAACGATCCACAGCATTGGTGCGGCTATCTGAAGCTACTACGGTAAAATAGTCTGGATTTTTGACGTCATAGATACGCCAATTATGCCCTGCGGCACCTGTAGTTGATACTCCAGTCATCCTTTGCACGTGGACACTTCCTGATTCTAATCCATGCTCACGCTCAATTTCACGTGCCATGCGATGTGCTTCATCTCTGCTGACATTAAACAATCTACGATCTACACTGCGATTATCATTTACTAATTCGTAAGTTCCAACAGCATTACCATCAACAGTCACACCACCACCTTGTGACCCACTACTAGGTACTTCGCGTATATCCCAGAGAAGATTACGCTCAATACCAGTCCTTGCTGATATTAGATCTTTAGCTTCACCTGGACTATTAGCCTGTTGGCGATATGTTGTTCCATTATAGTCAACGACATACAACTTACCGTCTGCGGCCGTGCCTGGTTCTTCTGGAGGTGTTTCAGTAGCTACTACCGTTAAGGAATCAGCACGGATACCATATCTTGCTGCTACTAGGTTTCTAGCTTCACGACTTATGTTAGCACGTTGGCGATATTCCTTACCGTTTTCATCTTTCATAACGAATATATTACTACCACGTTGCTCTAATTCTTCTTCTGCCATTGGTATAGCGAATAAATCAACAGGATCTTTGTCAAATGCCTTGGCTACATCTTTAACAGCATCTATAGCTGTTAGGGCATGAACTGCCATACCACCACCTGTACCATCACGTCGTTTGACCATCCAGTAAGGCATGCTTTCGCCTGGCTCTTTAGGTTTTTTCTTTTCTTTGCGTGCTTCACGTTCCATCTGTATAGTCTGCACGATGTATTTTCTACGTGTTGGATCAGCTGATTGGTACTGTGCGATGTAGTCTTTGAATTTAACTAAATCATCTTTTTCACCAGCATCAGTTAAGACTTTGTATAGGCGTTTTTGATATTCTTGCTTATACA